ATTGATAAGTGAACTCACCCATCAATCGACCGTTATCAAGCGAGATTGACAGGCTCTCAAGAACACAGCCATAAGCATAGGAACGATAATTAACCCCATCAATCCGAAAGCTCAGAGAGTGTTCCTTGGTGCCGCTCTCATTCCGGCTTGGTACAAACCAAGTGGCCAATGAGTAAAGCGTTGGGGTTCCGGTAAAGCCTGAGCTGAAGGCCGGGCTTACTGTCACATTCCCCGTTACATCATTATCAGTAATGGCTGAGTATTCAGCACGCCCATTGAGGTCAGCGCCAATCAAGCAACCCACATCACCGACAGCGTAAGGCGTTGTGGGCGCGAAGGTGTTGACGTTGGTAATCCCTGCGGCCGCGTCTCCGTCAACGATTGAAGGGAGCTGATTCTTTAGGCCGGCGCCAAGCAGGTGACCAAGATAGTTAGAGGCGTAAGTGTCGGCGCTCGATCCAACGGTTGTGAGGTCAACCCGAACAACAACTTGACCGGTTCTTCTTCTTACCCTGCTTCCACTTGACCAAACTGTGTCTGGCTCAGGTGGTACGAAGTAGGCGCCATCTCTAGCATCATTTCTTTCGCTCGCCACAGGCTCACCAGGGATCACGATTGGATCTCGCTCACAGGGTATTGAGATGTAAGTTAACCCTGAATTGTCGGGTAGTCCTGTGCTCGCTGACAAGCTGCCAAATGAGCTTTCAACAGCCACGCCTATTGATCTATGAGTAACCGTCATGGTTAAGCCTCCAAGTAAAGAAGAGTGAATGGTAAGGTCAGGATGACAGAGCCTGACTCTATGGTTGGATCAACATCTGTCAGTGATGGCGCCTCTGGAATGACTGACACAATCCCCGTATTGATGAGGTCATACTCCGGCCCTTTGAGGCGAACCAATAAAGAGTCGGCGTCTTCTGCAATCATACGCTGAAGATATAGCGGATCCCTTGGGATATCATACCGAACATTCAAATTGATAACGGCCCTACGGCGACCGCTGAGACCGGCGGCCCCATCATCCTCTGTGAAGCCCTCAATCTCAAGAGTGAAGAATCGGTTTGAGTGAGCCCGTTGACTGAGTGGCGAGGTAGCGCCATCAGCTCTAGACAATGCAACGAATCCTTGATGTACATCTCTCTTTGGGCTCACCTCCATAATCATGGTTTCAAGGTGGGTCAGCGCCGAAGCTATCCCTTGACTCATCGCGTCCTCCTCCTGTTGATCTTGCTCACCAGCTCAGCCTGAACGGCAGCCACTAAGACCTCAACATCACGTGGACTCAGGCCAATGAACTCACGATCATCATTTACATAAAACCCATATTGAGCGTGCTGAGTGAGCCCAATCACAAAGCCCTTCTTGGTCGCGCTGAGCACAACTAGATTGTTCATCATGTTACCCGATAGAACCAAATCAACTTCAGCCGTGCCTGATCGCCGGCCGCGTCTTCTAGAGTCGTGCTTGTATTGCTTATAACCTCCCTCATAGAAAACACTAAGGCCCGTCTTGGTCTTGCGTCCTCCTTTGGGCTTTAGCCTTGCGCCTCTCTTAGAGACATATAGCGGCTCAGTGGAGTACCCCTTGAATGGACGGCCATTGGCGTCAATGCCTTTACTCGTTCGGATCTTGATTGAGGCCAAGGTATTGCTAGCCAGCCTCATTGAGTCGCGAGCAGTCCACAGGCTAGACGGTAGACTAAGATTAACGCGCGCTGGCATTAGTGCCTCATTCCTCTCTTGGGAGTGAAGCGAGCATCATAAGCGCTCTTGTTAAATGATCGCCAGCTTGCCCTAAAGTCTGTGGCGCTGCCTCCTGATCTTCTTAGGTCAACCTCTCCCTCATCAATCACACCATCACCATCTAGGTCTAACACTAGCGATCTAAGAGCAGACTTGAGGAGCTCCTCACACCTCTCTCTCATGGCGCTAGCCACGTCGAGTTGAAGAACTGATTCGTAGACTAGAGCCGCTGAGCAATAAGCATGAGCGCTCAAGAATGAGCCCTGATTAAAGACCTCGTCTTCAGTGCAGTTATCTGCAATCACATGATCTCTAATCGCTAGGATGATCTCATGTAAGGCCGCGTCAATCTGTGGCAAGAGATCACTCTGACGGCGTGGCACCATATCAGCCAATTGAGGAAAACGGTCAGTGAGTTGCTCATGATCGAGTCCTGTATCAAACGGCCTAGGTGTAACCTTCAGCACTCCACTCTCAGCATCAATCACGCCGGCTTCACTGGTATAGCTTATCGTGTAGGGATAAAGGCCGGTTGTCGCATAGGCTGAACCAATGGTCACTGATGAGGCTGAGAAATTAAGAGTGGCCACTGTGGTTAAGTCCAACTCTCTTGGCAGAGGCTCAGCGAGCACAGCAGTTGAGCCACCTAAACGAGTGACCTTAACTGAGAACCATGTGTCTCTAGTGGTGAGCAAGAAAGCCTTCACCTCATCGCGTTCAAGCTGAGTCACTACCGGCGCTGATAAGGTTAATGTCCTTCTGTCAGTAGCCACACTTGAGACGCTCACATCTGAGCGAAGCTGAGAGAGCACGCTACTAAAGGGAGTGGAGAACCCCACCGTCAACGTTGGGTTACCGCTGTATGGTGTGCGAGGATGCCACACAAACTTGATATCTTGGCCAGTCGTTGCTTTTCTCATCATCATCTCCCGCGAGCGTTGGCGCGTCTAATATCAGAGGCCGTTGCCCTTTCAAGGTCAGCCGCTTCAACAAATGAATCTGTTACCGGGCTCCAGCTGTGGCGGCAGTTATAACCCCCACCGCTAGTTATGACCGCTAAGCCCTGGCCGTTTCTTAGCTCTCTCATTTGTGAGCTGGTTACCACCTTATTTACAAGCACCTTACAGAAGGGCCTGGTGATGCCATCAAGCGGCCCTGTGTAAAGATAGTGATCAAGCTCTGCTGCAGCTGCCGCGGCCGCTGTGATCGACCTGCCATATTGAGAAATGGCCGTCTTAACCTCTGTGAGCTGGCGGCCGGTGCTTGATGATAGAGCCCTATTTAAATCACTCATGATGATCTCATCAGGCACATCTAAAGCAATAGATGTGAGCGCTCCTCTGATCGCCTTCTTGGTGTCAGGCAGAATCACATCATCAAAGACTTGGCTGACTAGTTGGGCTTGAATGCTGTCAAGCTCAGGGAGTCCATCAGCTGTTAAGTCAGGGTTCACGAGTTGCAACCCTTTTAGGGCTGCCTCTCTAATTCTCTCTTGACTGCCAACGAAGTCTTCAACAGCAAGCCCCATCCCTCCTTGAAGAATGAAGTCTGACAGCTGTTGATCATCGAGTGAGAGCAAGAGGCTAGGGTCATTACTCGACAAGGCCAGCTCTAATAAATCAGAGAGCTCTTGTCTAGCTGACCCAAGAGCGCGTTCAAATGAACGCTCAGCGGATACCTCAGCTATAAGCTGATCTCGCTTGGCCCTAGTGAGTTGGCTGAGTGGTGGACGCTGGCTTTTAACCTGTCGATTAAGATCATCGATGGCCTTCTTATCAGCGTCTTCTGAAAACAACATTGCGCGTGGAGTTCCACAGCCACACTCACTAGGCATCAACATCAATCAGGCCAAACAGTTAGTAACAACGTGACCAAGAGTTGAGTCAATCGCCTTCACCTGATGCACCTCCTCAGCGTAGACATAACGGCGCGTCTTATCGAGGCTGTCATATTGGCCGGCCACCATTGAGCCAAACTCAAAGTTGAGAGCCGCCACAGGCATCCCCTTAACATTGCCGCTCTTCTGCACAATTGCATCAGCGCCTTTGAGGATCCCCATGAAGATGGTTTCACCCTCCCAAATGTAAGACTCAGAGGAGGTTGCACCAGGAACGGCAGTATCGCGGCGTGCTTGCCCCACATGGATATTAGGGATGCCAAGCACATCACGAAGAACGCTGAGCACTGCCTCATCGTTGAGGATTCGGCTACCAGCCGCCAAGCCGTTTCCTGTTGAGCCAACATATCCGCGAATCTCAGGATTACGCGCTAGAGCTCTGAACACATCACGGCCTAAAATCATTGAGTCGGGATTGATCCCATGAGCAGCTGCAAAGACTGTGTCCTTAAGCTCATGAAGGAAGGTGAGTGGCTCACCGCCAGCCGCGTCAAACTTGGTCGCCGGAGAGCTGGTTGCAAATGCTGTGGAGTCAAAGAGCACATCAGCAAAGCGCTTCTCTTTGGCGAGCTTCATAACTCGCGCTACCTTTCGAGCAATGCGCTGTTCTTCACTGCCTGGATATTGCGAATCGAGGATGTCCTCCATTGCAATTGAATCTGAGGCCGCATAGATCCGCGCCTTGAAGGTTTGGCTTGAGCGGTCGAAGCCACCGATAACAGCGCGAGAGGCGCCAGGAGCGCGCTCAAGATCGAGCCCTGCACCAGCGCCCATAAAGTTGCGGGTCTCTTCAAGAAGCAATGTTCCTGAGCGTTCGGGAACCGTGATGTTTTCTGTGATCTTGTCAGCAATGAGCTGATCATCACTAGGCACAGCCTCAACAACCAGACTGGTTAGGATCTGATCAACTGGATGTAAGTTAGAATATGAACTAGCCATGAATCACCTCTTAGGTATTAAGTGAAGTGGGGCCGGTGAAGAGCACTCGAATTTGATCACCGGCAGATGCACTTGTTTGGTTGATATTGGGGATGACTCTAGCGATAGGCCAGAAGGTTGTATCTCCCGACTCACACGGCTGCACCTTGCCATCAGCTGAGGCCGCCAAGATGGGGGTTGAATTGAACGTGATGGACTCGCCAGCAATAACACGAGTAAGGCCATGCACTAGAACCTCAACGGGATCACCTGAAGCGCAAGCGCGCTGAGCGACGCCAATGACATTATCGTCAGTTGCCGCGTCAGTGATAACCACCTTACCATCATTGTTAAGTGACACTATCGCGTATTCAGTGATTGCCTCAGCTGAGACAAAGCTCAAGATGTTATCTGTGTTCGCCATGATTGATCAGCCTCCAAATGCTTTGGTGTAAAAGTCAGGCCGTTGGGCTCTGATTGTAGTGAGCGCTTCTGAGTAAGAGATTGACTTCTCAGCAGCGAGCTTTTTAATTTCTTGGTCGAGCGTTTGACGTGTGATCTCTCGACCACTGGCGCCATGCCCAATCTCTTGGAGAGGCACAGCTTGACCGGCTGGCCGCTCGCTGAACATCTGCCAGAACTCAGGCTGAACCTCTTTGAGCTCCCAAGCCTTGCCTGCAACGGTCTTCTGAGAAGGCTCAATCTTGCCCTCTCGCAATAAAGCGCTGACTGCTGTATCTCGCTCCATGTTGCGCTTCTCTGTCTCGATGACCTCAAGGCGCTTCGCCATGTCTGCGTTACGCTCTCGTAAAGCGTTGATCTCAGAGAGCAGAGCGGGAGAGAGAGACTCGCTCATCTTGTTATACTCCTTGCGCTCCATCATCTTCTCTTCTTCTTTGTCTTCAGCCATCTTGTCTGAGTCTTCATCATCGCTCTTCTCTTCTAGGTTTTCACCTGATGAAAGCTTTGACTGCTCATCACTCTTCATATCTTTGATCTGAGCCTCAAGCTGTTTAACCATCTCATCTTTTGCAATGAGTAGCTGCTTGAGGTCGTCAAGATCCATTGTCTCTAGATTGTCCATGTCGCTTAGCCTTTCGTTGAGCGTAACGCGGTCAATGGTGTTATGGGATTGGGCCGGCCTTGGTGTGAGTGTGACGGCGAGCAATTGAGCGCCTCCAATCCTCTCACCTCCTGACCGGTCGTAAACGTCACCCGCCAAAAATTCTGGAGAGCTCCACAGCACGCCACCGGCTGAGGTGACAACTGAGAGCCCTCTCTCATTATAGGCAGGGATTGCGTAGAGGCCATCTTCTCTGAGTTCTAGATCAGCTATAAGGCCTAGCGCGTTGCCGCTTTCAGGAGGAGCCGGCGGCCCGTCTTGAAAAGGTGATGTGGCGTGTTGCCAGTCGATCACCACGGGATCTTGTTCTCTTCGAGCCCTGAAGACTCTGAGCATCTCGCTGAGCATCTCGGCGGTAATCTCTTTACCAACGTTCTCACCGCTCATCCTTGAGCTCACTTGACCCAAGCTCAAAGTTTTAAATGGGCGTCCTATTGTGAGGCCTTCGGGCAAGTCATATGTAGCCCGGCTGTTGGAGGTCTCTGAGTATGCTCTCAGAGCTTGCGCTTTTTTGTCTGCGGCATTCATCTGCTTAACTATCTTTCTGGCCCAAGCGTAACCGGCATCCCCCCCCCAACCTTGCCAAGCCTGCCAACCCTTCCCTTGGTCATCCCAAGTAGATCCTTGTTTGTCGATCTCATGACGGGTGAAGTAATTCAGCATACGCTTGACGGTCTCAGGTGAGAGCTCTTTACCATTACTCAAATCTCTAGCGCGAGCGATTCCAACGGGAGTCATACCACGCTGTGAGATTGGCTTCTTCTCCCGAACTTCAAGCGCTCTTCGACCGGCCTCTTGTGCTGCTTTTGGTGGTGTGAAGTCAATGTGTGAATAGCGCTTAGCGTTGAGCTCTGAGCGCTTCTGATCTTTGGGCTTGGATGGGTGACCATCTGGCAAGAGGTCAAGATCACCTGTGTAGGCCTTCTTTCTTTGGTCGCGTCCAGCCAGCTTTAGGAAGGCTCTAACTCTTGCCATGGCCCAACCGTTCCGGCTCATGTTAGGTCTATGGGACACGCTAAAGGCTCCAGCGCCTCGCCGGTAGACGGCCTTCAGCTGACCTAGGTTGACCATCCTGACTCCTAGATCAAAGGCATCATTATGCTCATCTCGCATATTCTCCAACGCCTTAATAACTTTGGCGCTTAACTCAACACCACCTCTTGAGCCGCTCGCTGAGCCTTTCGGGTTTGCCCTACTGCCCTTGATTCTCTCGTTGGGCTTGGCTGGCGTCTGTGCTTTGGTTCTCTTCTTCTTGATCGCCTTAACCATTGCGCCTCCTGATCCTGATTGATTCGGCCAAGGCAGAGACACCACCAGCTGAAGGGATACGTGAGAGCGCCGGACGTTGAGCATCTTCAGGGAGATCACCGGCGCCAAGCTTCGCCCTAATCACTCGCTCAAGCTCATCATCAGGAGTAATCAAACCTGACTGAACTAGGTTAGGTAGCATAGCTAAAGACTCAGCTAGATCATCAGTGTCAAGCCCTGTGTGAGTTAGCCTTGGTAGCTTGGAAGGATCAACGGCCCCATAGTTCCACCGAACCAAGCGCCCAATGGTTCCACCACCACGGCGATCAACCCCGCTAACCTGAGCGGCTACCAGATCACACAGGTTGATTGCTGCTCTCCTGAATATGCTGAGGTGAATCTCTCCCACTGAGCGCGCTCCTGTTTCAGTGTTTCCAAG